TGGAAGTGGATCTAATGGACAACCTCTAGGAATCCAGAATATGACCACAGGAATCTTAGTAACCTACACTGCTACCACTGGTACAGTCGCAGGCCTATATCCAAAATTAGCAGACGCTATTCAACAAATTCAGAGCAATATCTACGCATCACCTAACGCGATTATTATGCATCCACGTCGTTTAGGTTTCCTACTTGCTGGTCTTGATGGTCAGAGTCGTCCACTAGTCGTACCGACTGCGTATAATCCTGTAAATGCCATTGGCTCAGGTGAGGGATACCCTAACTACGGTAATAACTCAGGTTATTCAATTCTCGGTTTACCAGTCATCACAGACGCAAACATTACTACTGCGGCTGGAACTGGTACTAACCAAGACACTATCCATATCGTCGACCTCAACGAGTCTCACCTATTCGAGGAGACTGGTAGTCCGACATACGTCACCTTTGAAGAGCCAAACGGCAAGGTTGCGTTAAACATCGTGATGTACGGAATGTTTGCTTATACCTCGCTGCGCTATCCAAAAGCGTTTGCGCAAATAAACGGAACTGGTCTTCAAAGCCCTAGCTTCTGATGATAAAGGACCCCTGGGGAGCCTTGAAACTCCCCAGTGGTTATAACCATTCAGAATTTCTAAAGAGGTGGTACTAATGTGCGATGGTGGAGCTGTCACCTTTAATACAATGCCTCGTTCGATGTCACCTGTCCCTGATACCGATGGAGATTCTGAATGGCTATAACTAACGGATACACAACTTTAAATGCAATCAAAACTTTCTTATCTATTGCAGATAACAGCGACGATACTTTGCTAGAGGGAATGGTTGAAGCAGCCTCGCGCAGTATTGATCGAATTGCCAATAGAAGGTTTTATTTGGACTCTACTGCGTCAGCTCGTCAATATAGAGCCTACAATAACGTCATAGCGTATGTGGATGACATCGGCACCACGGCTAGTTTGGCCGTGGCAATCGACGACGACGGTGACGGCGTATTTGAAATCAGCCTGACACAAAACACAGATTATTTGCTGGACCCATTGACGGCTAGTTCTCTAGGACGTCCATTTACGCAACTAACGATGGTAAACACAGCACACGTATGGCCTGTCTTTCCAGGAATGTTCAGTAACGGCTTACGGCCAGGCGTTCAAGTCACAGCTAGATGGGGCTGGCCTAGCGTTCCAGATGATATCGAAACGGCCTGTCAGATACTCACGGCCGATCTGTACAAACGCAAAGATTCGCCAGGTGGCATCTTAGGTTTAGGCGACCTCGGCGCTATTCGTATGTCACCTCTAGGCCGCGACGTTACTGCAATGGTTCGTGCATATAAAAAGGAAGTGGCGGCCTAATGGTTCCTTCTACCGTTCGACAGAATTTGAAAGCTCGTCTAGCTACTATCAGCGGTTTAAAAACTTATGATCACATCCCAGACTCCATTGCCGTACCAGCAGGAGTCGTAGGTCAATTAGATTTGACCTTTGATACCACGTTTAATCGTGGTTATGACTCTGCAACTTGTACAATTCTGCTCATCGTAGGCAGAATGAGTGAGTCCGCAGGGCAAACAAAGCTAGATGGATATCTAGCGTCTACAGGTTCGACCTCAGTGAAAGCCGCTATTGAGGGCGATCAAACGTTAAGCGGCGCAGTACAGACACTTCGCGTGACGCAAGCCAGCGCAGGGTCGGTGCAAGTTGCCAACATCGATTACTTGGCGTATCGATACGTGGTAGAACTGATCGGCTAACAAAGGAGAAAAAAATGGCCATCTTTATGGGTAACAAGGTGTCGGTAATCGTCGGCTCTACCTCCACCATTACAGATCACGTGAGCGCAGTCAGCCTCTCGAGAGAAGTAGACGCGGTGGAAATAACAGCAATGACCGACACAGTCCAAAATATAATCGGAGGGATTGAGAGACCAACTTTGACGTTGGAGCTTTTTAACGACTTCGCAGCTTCAAGTGTCAACTCATTATTTGAGGATGCGCTTGGAACTAAGCTCGCAGTAAAACTCATCCCTGTAGCAGGAACAGTCACAGCGACCAATCCTTCATACACTATGAGCGTACTTGTTTCACAATGGCAGCCTATTAACGGCGCTATCGATGCTCCAATGACAGCAAGTATCACACTTCCTGTTACGGCCATCACCAAGTCGACATCCGCGTAATCTAATTAGTAGGGGGCAGTTATGGCTACACAACAGATTAAGGTAGTTAAGAAAGACGGCAAAGAGGCGCTGTATGACCTTACGCCATCCGCCAAAGTGGCCTTTGAAAGTCACTTTAAAATGGGATGGCGTAAGCGTCTACTAGACGAGCAACGTGACAGTGATCTATGGTGGTTCGCACACTATTTGATTACTGCCAAAGGCGAAACCACGCTGCCTCTTGACGATGCGTTCTTAGATCAATACAAAGACGTTGAGTTCGTTCTTGACTTAAAAAATGGATAGACCGACGCGGCGATATATGGGAAGTCGCAGCCGTGTCGGTAGCTACAGGCATCGCACCAAATGAGCTTCTTAATTGCGACCCCAATATATATGCGGCGATAAAATTTATTTTGTCGGAGCAATCTGACGCTAGGCGCAACACTAGGGCGGTCAAGAGGAGAAGGTAATGGCTAAAGATTCAAGCCTTGTCATAACCCAATTTGATGACTTTATGAAGCAGTTACAAGCCCTGGGGCCACAGTTTAAAAAAGACTTTGATAAAGGATTAAGACAAGCGGTTTTGCCTATGAGTAAGTTGGCGCAGTCCTTCGTTCCCAACGACATCAGTTATAACAGCAGGTACGTGTTTACTCCGCAAGAGCCAACGTATCAAAGCGCTGCTTGGATAGACGATACAGAGCATCGTTCTCGTGACTCTCAACGGTGGACTTGGCGTCCTGGCGAAGTTCGCAAAGGCATCGTGGTTAGACGTAAAAGTACGCGCCGCGTTCCTGTCGGTTATAGCAAAGTTGCTGTCAGCGTTTTATCTTTAATTAATAGCACGGCCTCTGGTGCCATTTATGAATTGGCAGGTTCTGGCAAGCGTAGGAGAGGTACTAATAGATCGCGCAACCCTAACGCTCGCGAGGATTTTCTAACCTTCTTTCCAAAGGTAGCAGGGCGACCAAAACGTTTAATTTATAGGGCCGAGGCTCAAACAGGCGATAAGGTACGCGAAGAGTTAGTCAAAGTGATTGACCAACGTTTGCTCAAATTCGTGAGGAGCTGATATGGCAAAACAAGTCTCCATTGATTTTCTTACGCGCCTTAAAGATAAAGGTTTTAAAGACCTCGAAAAAGCATCAAAGAAGCAATCAAGCGTACTCGCTGGTTTAAGTAAACAACTAGCGGCTGTCTTTTCTGTTGCTGCAGTTGTTAAATTTGGCAAAGAATCTGTAAGGGCTTTTCAGGACGCGCAAAAAGAAGCAAACCAACTTAGGACACAACTTAAGAGTTTGAATTTAGGTTTTGCCCAATTGCAGATAAGCGACTTTATAAGAGACCTTGCTTTAGCTACAGGTGTCACTGGTGGCGCTTTAACTGACGCCTTTATAACTTTATCGCAAGCCACCAACGATGTGACAAAAGCTCAAAAACTATTAAAGCTCAGTTTAGATATAAGCGCTTCTACAGGTAAAGATTTAAGAACAGTAACGGTTGCTCTACAAAGAGCCCAGGCAGGTCAACTATCGGCTTTGACCAGATTGCAGATAGGTTTTACTTCTACAACTTTAGAAGGCAAAGATTTAGATGAAGTACTAGCCGATCTGGAAAAGAAATTTAGTGGCTCGGCCTTAGTAGCGGCCGACACCTTTGAAGGCAAAATCAATCGGCTAAAGGAAGCGGTAGAGGAAGCGAAAGAGGCATTCGGCGAAAGTCTGGTCGAAGGTATAGAAGCCAGCAATGTATCCGTTGAAACCTTGCAGAAAAACATTATTGATCTAGGTGCTACTCTCGGAACCATAACTGGAAAACTCATCGCCTTTAACCAGTCGGTCATTCAGGATGTTACAAAGGAATTTGAGGAAGACCAGGGTTACTTTGCATCCTTTGTAAAGTCGCTAGTCAAAACAAACAAAGAACTTGCAGCCATAGACGGTGGAAGGCTCAGAGCAGCTACAAGAGCGCAAGCGCAAATTAGAAAAGTCGAAGCTGAAAATGCTAAGAACGTTAAGAAAACTATTAACATACAGAAAAAGGCAGATGCGGATAAGAAACGCGCTGCGGAACTAGAACGCCTTAGAAACCGCATCTCCTACAAGTTCGACATTGATGCCATCAATCTAAACGCAGCCTTGCGACGCGATTTATCAATTGAGGACAAATCTAGAGTCCTAGAGTTGGCGGCTTTAAAAAAGTCTGAGTATCAAACCGAAGAAGAGGCGATTAAAACATTAACGGCGGCCATAGAAGCAACGTCAAAGATTAAGCCAGATATAAAGTTCAACGACAACTTAGATGATATTTTAGAAAAGTTAAGAAAACTGATTGAGGGTAAATACAACATAAGCATTGGGGCAACAATCACCGTACCTAATATACCTACACCTGGAACCTCTGTTACAGCTGGCGGTCTACCTGGTACGTTTGATCCAGGTGGATTTAGAAAAAAAGACGAAGATAGAAGTATAGATTTAGAGCCAGGTAAACCTCCTGTTGTCAGACCTCCTTATATTGATTTACCTGGAGAACAAGGTGGCGAACCCTTTAAGAGACCTTTTGTACCTGATTTAGGAAGTTTTAGATTCTTTGAGGAAAATGAAGATAGTTCTTTAAGAAACCTTTATGATAAAACCTCAGTACCATCTAATTTTGACGTATCATCGTCTAGGTATTTTGAGGAGACAGGCCGCAGCGCTAGAGGTATGGCTACGCCATCGTTTTTTGATCCTGCAGGGTTTAGAGCTAGAGATGAAGGCATAACAGTAAACGTAAATATTCAAGGTTCGTTGTTATCTCAAAACGATCTTGTTGCAGCCGTCACCGACGCTGTTTATCAAACCCAGCGAACTGGTAATGCTCTTTTAATAGAGGCTATTTAAAATGGCAGGTGCGACACTAAGGTGCACCATTGATTTTGGTAACGGTGCCAGCTTCGACCCAGCCTTAGTTTTAGATGATCCCTCTACGCCTTTAGATGTGGCCGTACTAGGAACTGCGGCAAGCGAAATCCTTGACGTTAGTAGCTACGTGTTAAAGGCGTCGATACGGCGCGCTTATAACAGAACCTCAGATAGTTTTACGGCAGGCACTGCTGCCGTGCGTTTGATTGATGAAGCTGGTCTTTTTAATCCAGCTAATACAAGCGGAGCGCTATACGGCAAGATTTTACCAATGCGAAAGATTAGGTTTATCGGTCAGTTTAATAACACCGAGTATGCGTTAGGTTCAATGTACGTGCAGTCTTGGAAGTATCAAAGTCCCACAGGCTTCGACCCTGCTTACGTAGACCTTAACTGCGTTGATGGTTTTCAGCTTCTCAATTTAGCTAGCATTAGTACCGTTACAGGCGGCACGGCTGGTCAAACAACGGCTGAACGTATAACCAGCATATTGGACGAGGCCGAATGGCCTGGGGGAATGAGATCTATTTCCACCACGGCCACGACGACCGTACAAGCCGACACAGGGGCCACTAGAACGGCCCTGGCGGCCTGTCAGACGGTCGAATCGACCGACCTGGGGGCTTTCTATATGAACCAGCAGGGATACGCCACATTCCTAAGTAGGAACGACATTATTGCCGCCTCTGGGGCCACGGCCACGGTCTTTAGCGATACAGGCGCTGGAGGCACTATTAACTACCAAAGCGTGTCCTTTGACCTTAGTGACTTTGGCCTAATCAATAGCTGCACGGTTACTAGGACAGGCGGTACGCCTCAGACCGTAAATAACGTTGACAGTATTAATATCTATTTTAAACACAGCCGTAACAAGACAACCATTGCCCAGACGGATGCCGATGCCTTAAACCAGGCGCTGATGATTGTAGCTAGTCGCCAAGAGGTAGGGGCAGACCTGCGGATGGAGAATCTAACGCTCGACGCCTTCGACGGCTCAAATAGCGCGCGCGTCATTGCTGCTTTGGACCTTGACGTCTTTAGCCCAATAGAAGTTATACAAACATTAGAGGGTGGCACGGTCACAAGTGACACGGTAATTACTGGGGTGGCCTACGACATAACCCCTAATTCATTCCAGACTACGTTCACAACCGCTCAACCCTTCGCCAGTGGCTTCGTGCTAGACTCTCTAGTAGATGGCCTACTAGATGAGGACTCGCTCGCTTATTAAGGAGAAAAATGGCTGCAGGTTTAGGATTTAAGACCTTTACTACAGGTGAGGTTTTAACAGCCGCCGACGTAAACGGCTATTTAATGCAAGGCGTATTAGTTTTTGCTAGTGAGGCTGCTAGAAACTCTGCTATAACTTCACCGCAAGAAGGGCAGTTTGCATACACTAAAGATAATAACAGCCTATGGTATTACACAGGTAGCGCGTGGGCAGCTAGTGGCGCAACAGGTGATATAGAGGGCATAACTACAGGTACAGACTCAGGTTTATCAGGCGGCGTTACTAGCGGTACAGCTGTACTACGCTTAAAATTAGAGTTTGATGCAGAAACAGGCACTACATACACGCTATTAGCAGCTAACCTAAATCAGCTAGTAACTCTAAACAATGCCAGCGCAATAACTTTAACTGTACCGCCTAGCGTTTTTAGCGCGGGTGATGTAATAAACATAGCTCAGATCGGAGCAGGCCAAGTAACGCTAGCGCAAGGCGCAGGTGTAACTATTAACTCAACAGGTGCAACAGCAACAGCACCTAAACTACGCGCAAGATACAGCGCAGCTTCTATCATCTGCACCGCCTCAAATACCTTTTTAGTTGTTGGAGATATTGCTTAATGAATATCTTGGGCATTATCGCCAGTTCTAAGTTTGGAGATGCTGGCGACTTTGAGTCTATTGCTACTACTACTTTAAGTACCACTACTGCAACTGTAACTTTTAGTTCTATTCCTGCTACTTATACACATTTACAGATTAGGGCTTTAATTCGTATGGCTAGGTCATCAGAAGATTATTTAACAACAACATTCAATTCAGGAACGGATGTTACTGCTCGTCATATATTAAGTGGTAATGGTTCAACGGCAAGCGCTAGTGGTGGAAGTGGCACAGGTCAAGATTTTGGTCCGTTTCCTGATTCTTCACATACCGCTTCAAT